AAATTCAGGATGAGTCCGCAAGTGCGGTCAGGAGCCGAAGGAAACAACGGGATAATCTACATGCCGTCATATACGAGGACACTCCAGATCTTCACCTACGATACCAATACAGAGGAAGTATCCTCCTTCACACCACCTAAGCCGAAAAGGCCCGCGAATTTTAACCACATCTGGGGAGCGGCTACTGACAAGAAGGGGGAGATTTACATGCCGCCTGCACTCGGAACGAGTGTTGCAAAGATCGACAAAAATGGAGGGTTTAAATATTTAGACGGCCTACCAGTCACGTCTGGTGTGTATGGCTTCTCAGTCAAATATGTAGGGGCTACCTATGTTGAGTCGGTGAATAAAATTTTCTGCCTGCCGCGACAAGGTAAAATGTTCTTGGTAATCAACTGCGAGGACGATTCTTACCAAGAATTTAAGTTACCTGAAGACTACCTGTCGGTCGCTAATAAAAACAAAAACTTCCACGGCTATCTTGGACCTGACGGTTGGTTGTATAGTGCATTCTGGGCAGATACGAAATGTTTTCGGATTAACCCCAACACGCTTGAGTTTCAGTGGAAAGATTACGAGGATGACTTTAAGGATGGTAAAGCCACAGCCAAAGAAGGTTCCGGCATAATGAGCCTCGGAACAGGTTACTCGACAGCAGCCTTAGTTAAAAACAACAGCGTTTATTTAGGATTAGCTGGGACATCTAGAGCAATCAAACTTGAGTTTGATGCTTAACCAAATAAATTTTGAGTCGGTTCATACTTTACAAACCTACACCAGAAGATGTCGCTGAAGCGTGCCGAAGATCTGACGCTTTAGGTAATCTTAGGACATCGTTCACTAACGGCAAAGGTAACATGACTGGCTTCTTAGGTGAGGTCGCCTTTGAGAATACTTTTAAACAGTTTAACTATGTCGGCGATAAGTCCTACACTCACGACTACGAATATAAAGGTCTCAAGGTTGACGTTAAGGCTAAGAGCTGCAACACCCCACCTAAGCTAAACTATAATGCTTCCGTTGTCAGGACGAGGTTCAGTAAGTTTGAGGCCGACGTATACTTCTTCATGCGGGTCCACAAAGGCCTACGGAAAGTATGGCTATGCGGGTGGTCCCCTAAAAAATCTATCATACACAAGAAACGATTCAACGAGAGAGGCGAGCGTGATGCAGACGGATTCCGTTTCAAGGCTGACGGCTACAACATAGAGATCAAGAGAACTCGTCGGCCTGACGCTTTCGAGTCACTCCTCATCCGGCGGTAGGCAGTTGTGGTGGATGTGGCCCGTCTTTTTATAGACGGGCCTTATACCATTCGGGGCTACGAAATCTACAAACTCACTGAGAGGGGCGTCCATGTAGGCATCAACGACTGACGGATCTCCTCCAATTTGTTCTAGAATTTGCCGAAGTTCCATCCAAAACTCACCGCAAAGTTCCTGCCTCCTGATCTGAAGATCTTCGTTTGTCATCCGCTGTATAACCTATATCGTAAATCTCACTCAGGTCAATGCTCCACAATTTACCGCCGCCTTGTCCTTTAGAATTAATAGGTCTGATGTTACTGTTGACTGCTCCAGCTTCCTCAAGAACTGACATCCCACGCCTGATAAACTCTAGGTTATTAGACATACCGACATTCCGACCATCGTTAAATGCGTGGATTGCAACTTGAAACTCGGTTAGAGTTCCCGACCACGTCTTAAGTTCCGGTGCGCTATTACGACACCTCTTGCAGAAGAACTCAACAAGTTCGGCTACGGTGCTTCGGTAACTGTTGTCATATGCTGCATCAGCAATCAATGGCTCGATGTAGCTCTGGACGCCAAACCGACCAACGTCTTCAACTTCAGGGTGGACTTTATAATCCATCAAGAACTTAGCGAAGTGAGGTAACTCGTCTTCGATAGTTGCTTCAAGCTGGTAGTTAGGTGGGAACGATGTCGTTGATGACTCTGATATCAGCAGAGCCATAAGCTTATCTCGGTTACTTGAATCAAGTGACGGTATTACCGACAGCGAGTTAGCGTCCATGTTCAAAGATAGCACAACACGACCTGTCCAAGGCACTGATAAAGCGTCAGCATACTTGGCTTGATACTCGACTCGTGGATTGGCCACCGCACGCTTCAACAGCTCGGTTGCACGTCTTTGGTCTTGAAAGCTGGCTGCTGAGGTCGTATCGTCAATCACCCACGATGCGACACGACCTAAGTCTTTGTTGAATTTTGTGTGACCCCCCAAGTAGTCACTCGCATCAGCAAAACCCCCCACGAGTCCGCTAATAACTTTGTTACTCAACAATGACTTGCCGCGACCTGTTGGTCCGACCAGCAGCAAAGCTTGCCCCTGTAAGGGCTTTCTTTCTACAACAGCGTAGTAAAACCTTTTCATCCATGCGTAGAAGTATTCTATAGAATCGTGCTTACTGTTGTTTACGAATAGTTGATTGAACCAATTATGGAGGAAAGGCCAGTTGGATGGGTCTCCATCCGCTGCGGCGTCCACCGGACATAACGTAGAGCAGTTCAGAATCCGACTACCGTTATACGATACAACACGGTCGCTTGAGAACACTACTGGTGCAATCTCATCAATCCGGTTGTTGTTACTGATTACCAGCACAGCGTTTTCTACCTCGCTGATGCTCTGACCGCGCCTAACTCTCACAGAAAAACCTGCCTGACGTAGCTCTAATAGAAGCTGATCTTTAGGTATAGAGACTGCGTTTCCGTATAGCAGCTTAAAGAATGTCTTACCGTTGAACCAATATTCGTCTAATAGGGTAGCAAGTTTCTGGGTCTCGTAATCCTTAACAAATGCCCCACCGAATATGTCGGACCAACTCATGAATCCTTTACCAGCTCTGTCGCTATAACAGACCATCCCATCTTCCACAACTTGACATCCTTCACGGTCAATACCGTCGTCTATCCAGAATAGTGGTCCACGCGCTCCGACTTCAAATTCACCGAACCAGCGATTCGGGAATCGGGATTCAACCTCTTTGGCAACCACATCGATTGGGATACACGTCTCGGCAGACTCTGGTGGTTTGGAATCCGCTGCCTTCGCTATAGCCGCAAAAACGATTGAGTCTGGAAGTTTGTTACCGTGTGGTTGCCAATCTACTCCTAATTCAAAGTACTGGTTTGGTCGGAACGATGACTTATCAAATCCAGCAAACAAGCTAGAAGCTTTAATAAGCTTATCGATTGCCATGACAAAAGCCTCATACATTGATGGGTCCACAGGAATTGGATTCTCGAACTCCCATACTAGTCTAAGGTAATCGCTCTGAGTTCTCGATGACCATGTTGGTAAGGGGCTGCTGTTACACGCTGTTCCTAGATTAGCTTGGAAAGTATCCCATTTAACAGGGGCATCGTAGTCCGCAACTATCCCATGAACTATGTGGACAGGGTTATCAGACGTTACTCTTTTAGAAGGAGTTCGTCCTTCTACACACGAGTAGAACACATGTTTTGTGTTTATGTTACTACACCAATCTCGGTATAGGGCTTTGTTCTTAAACGCTGGCTTCTTTGATTTTACTTGGCTCAAGTCTTCTACTTTTGAAGTCTTTGAGTCTCTTAGGTTTTTTAATGTTCGATAGGTCATTATTTTGTATATTTATTTAAGATTTCTCCTTCTGCATCTAGCGGAATGTCGGGTATCCATTCTGGTGGGGTAGACATGATTTTAATAATTTTGTTTAGGGTTTCGTCTGCTATCTCTTCGTCACACTCGCAGACAACTTCATCGTGGACGTGAAAAATTATGTTGATGCCAGCCCTCTCAATCTGGAGCATCATATGACTAAATATATCACGGGCTAAAGCTTGTGAAGCATTTTCTGCTAGAATACCTCCCCAAAGGGTAATATGCCGCTTTCTGCCGTTGCGGTTTACTGTCACTTGATACCTAGAGCGTCCGGTATCCTCATCGTATTGCTGTAAAACAAACCCATAATTTAGGACTCTACCTGACGGTAACTCAAGCTTCAACTTAATGTCTTCATTACTCCTTAAGGCTACGCTATCTGACATCAACCCAAGACCAATCAACTTTGAATCATAATCACCCCAAAGTTCAGGTACTTTAGAGATCTTTTCGCGGTACAAATTTACAGCATCTTTAGCCTCTTTCTTGGGCATGTTATACATCTGGGCAAACTTTTTGTAGCCCGCACCATACCCACAACCCAGTACAAGAGCTTTGACTTTGTGACGTAACTTAGCGTCTTCTTTTTTAAGGACGCCTTTGTCAGAGGACCACAATCCAAATTGAATCGCGAATGCCTCGTATATATCATCAGATGCTGCTATAGCGTCCATAGTCTCCTTGTCTTTGGCTAGCCAACATAATGTGCGGACTTCAATCTGCGAAAGATCAACAACGACTAATTTCTTCCCTTTAGGTGCGGTAATGAGTTTTCTCATGTTCACACCAAACATCTCATCTCGTGGTAAATTCTGTAGATTAAGGTTCCCCCCACTACCGCTGAATCGTCCGGTGTGACCGCCGAAATACATGAGACCGCCGTAGTAGCGGTCGTCTGGCATTGTGGCGTAATCAAAGCTATCTAGCTTCTTCTTAATGGAATTAATACGCCGCCAATTAGATACTGCTTCTACCCATGCATAAGATCTACCATGTTTTTTAATCCACTCTTGTGCATCTTTATCAGTTTTAGCGAGTGATGCTGGTGGCTCAATCCCAATCTTGTGGCACTCCTCGTCGAACGCTTTCCGACTCAGTAGTGGTTTTTCACCTGCCCAAGGGATAGCCTTTTCCGCTTGGAATAAACGTTCATTAATTGTTTCTCTCGCTTCTTTAAGCGCGTCTATATCGATAGGGATGCCCCGCTGGACTACCCGTCGATTCATGTTGCTTATACTACGCTCAAAATCAGACCATTTAGGTGAGTATTCTTGCCAAAGTTTAAGACATAGCACTGAGTCTTTTAATGCGTATTCAAGAACTTCTTTACGAAACTCTTCAGACATACCCGTCCATGTTTTACCCGACATGTTATCGCGAGTGGTTTTCTCGACCTCGATACCAAAGGCTTGAGCAGTAGCTCCCTTTAGCGACCTAGGTAAACCACATGCCGCAGCCATATCAGCGGTGCAATACCATGCCGCAGGCTTTACCTCTGGCCACCAGTTGCAAGTAATCCCATATAGGTAAAGCGTCTCATCAAAGCTAGCGTTGTGGCTAAGAACAATCTGTCCGGCTAACAGAGACCAGTCAAAATCTTCAGGGTGGCCAACGAACTCGTAGCCGTTGTCACCGACGACACTCACCATATAAGCGTCAAAGTCGTAGTGAGAAAAGTACCCTAGTGGGCCAAGCTTGCGTATAGAGCAGTGCTTGTCGTAGTAAGTCTCAAAATCTAATGCGTATGTAATCATATTGGTTTATTTGTGGACAGAAAAAGCCCGCCGCAAAGGGAACTGATAGAAAAACTCTGCGGCGGGCTTGCGCCCTAGTATTAGGAATCTAGATCTAATTCTTTTTGATCTCCCGAAACGTGGTCTAATGCTTCACGCACCACCTGCAACTTCCGTAAATTACGTTCGATCTGTGCTTTCTGGTCACTGACTTCTGAAATCATACCGTCCAGCATGTCAATCTCCTCAAGGAGCAACTCACGGACTTTCTTTTCTTTTTCGTCTTCAGTCATAATTAACCTCCAAAGTTTTTGATGAACTCAAGGACGGCTTCATCTGTCTCTTCTGTAGTGGCAGTTAAGCTCGGATTGAACCATGTATATTTACCCTTTGAGAACTCTTCAGAAACAAAGTTCCATACCCTAGCACAGATAGGAGTATTAGGATTAAAAGCCGCGCTGGTAGCAAGGATCTTGTAAGTAGTCCGATAAGCGTTCTTCCCTACGTTAATCTTACCCAAAGCATATCGGCTATCACCAATAACGAGTGAGAATGCTGTTTCATCATCATTACCTTCCGGCTGGCGGAGTAGTAATGTAATCTCAGCAAACTCAGTCATTTGATATTCTGAATCATCAGAAATAGCTTCTGACTCTTCTTTGGACCACGCGATACGTGGGACTTCATCTTCATCAAATGGGATATTCTCCCTCCAGCCTTTTTGAGCAACAACTGCAATCGCAGATATTTTTTCATTAGGGCCAGCGACCACATGTTTACGGTCAAAGACAATTGATCCAACTGGAGCATCGCCTTGACTCATCTTCTGTGATACGTTGATTCGAGGTATCTCGATATCACTGCGGTCGATTTCGATTCCGATGTTTACATTAGTCGAGAGTTCATTCTCGACTTCCTTCACTTGTTTAGCTTCTTTAGTAGCCATATTCTTATTTTATTTGGTTTACTGATTCGCGACACTGAATCGCTCCTCAGAGGTTTGGACTATGCCTGCGTCATCACAGGCGGCAAGGAAATTCTGTTGTTTTTCTCGTTTTTCTGATTTTTCTGCGTTTGCAGATACTAATTTTGAGATCTTAGTAAGTGGGAAATTTAGCTCACTGATTATCTCACTTAATTCTAGACCATGTTCTTTTGCAATCTTTACGAGCATTTCGTTGTCAGCACACTTACGTGTTCGACCCATCGATCTAAGCTTTAACCCATCAAGTTTTCCACCGTCTTTTAACTTGGCGAGAGTCTTTGCTTTAATAGACGCTGCCCAATTCTCTACAATCCTCGCGATGTTGAATAGCTCAGAGAGCCTAGCTGGGTTGTCTACGTCGGTAGGATCAATATCCGGCAGCGTAGTATCTAGCTTCTTAGCTACACTGATAACGAGTCCGCCTAACGCAGGACAAGTATCTTCGTGCTTACAGAAACGGCAGTATTGCGTTGGAGTGCATTCATCTAACTCAGGTGTGCCTGACTCCCATTTAGGTCGGATCAGTTCGCCTGCTGTAATAACACGGCTAAGGTCTTCGACAAGGGTTGGGAGATCGTCTCGCGTAAACGTGTGGTGAAGAGTCGCGCTATGTTGCGGCACGTAGAACGCGAAGACGATCTCCTTAATGTCTGGATACTTCTGGAAGGCTCCGCATGTATATGCTTTGGCCTGCCAGTTCTTATCTGGCGGATCAATGATACTGATTCCGGTTTTGTAATCAGCCATGACAGCACGGTCGCCGCCTTTGAGGATCAGGAATCGGTCACAGGTTCCCCATGTCTCAGTGCCGTCTAGGGCAACTTCGACTTGGATCTCGTTTAGCTCCTCAGCGATGTCGCCGAAGTTAGCCATGAAGTCCTGCTCCATTTTAACGATCTGCTCATAGATCTCATGCTCCTGTTCAGTATGGAGAGCAGAAGGATCGAAGACCTCAAGAGCCTCGTGAATTCTGGTCCCCATCTCGGCAGCAGCCGAAGTGCCATCACGTCCTTGATAAGCAGCACAAGCTGCTACATACTTCAGGCTAGATGGCGAGAACTCCGCGTGGCCTCTGTCGCTATGGTTGGGTTGTTCGCTCATGAGTCGATTCGTTTATTCGCTTCACCTCACGTTGGAGGTGGTCACGTTTCTTGAGTGTGCGCTCAACTTTGTGGTTTAGCATGTAAATCTCGTCTTCAAGTAATTTGAGGCGGATCTTCTCTGCGTCAGTCAGGTATTTAATGTTGTTGCTCATTTTGTTGTTGTCTAAACTTTTTAATTATACTGTTAACTGCATCACGTCCGAGTTCAAACGAACGTGCTATTAAATCTCTCGGGTAACCCAAATCAGCTAACTCGGTAATAACGCGATGCCTAGCGTGAGAGGATTCAATTCTGGTTTGGACAGTCCTACCTTTTGGACCCCCCACATCAAAACGACTCATTACCCATTTAGGTGGTAACCTATATTGTTCTGCGTATTTTTTAATCAGCCTTGTCGCATCAATAACAATGGCTTCTTGCATCATCTTAGAGTTCTCTTTCATCTCAGAGTTCATATCTATTTATGGGTTTAGTTGTTTAAGGACTGACTCAACTACTGACGCTATTTCAGGGTCTTCTTTGATTCTCTGATCGAGAGATTTAGATGCATAAGCAATCGAACTACCGTGAGTGTAACCGTAGTAAGAAGACAGAGAACTATAAGTGAATTTAAACTTGTTCCTCAAGATGCCGACAGCGACCATACGAGGTATACAGTAAGAGTAAGCCCTACTCTTAGTAAAAATCTCGTCACGATCTATAGCGAATTCTGAACATACTAGTTCGGTCACTTTATCTATTATTTTTGTTTTGTAAGGGGTCATCCCTTTTATTTTTGTTTTCATTGGTGTAGAGTATTTAAATTATCTGATTTTTGTTCGACAACACGCATAACATGTTCCTCTATCGAATCGCTTGCAACCAGAATCTTCTGAATGGCATCACTCTTTGCTCCGTTGCGATGGATACGACCTAACGCTTGTAGGTGATCCTTGACGTTGAAAGTTGGCGAAATCAACGAGATCCGTTGACGGTTACCGTTGACGTCGTGTAGAGAGATTCCGGTTCCGCCAGCAGCAGTATTAATAACAAGAACGTGTTCTTCGTCCCTTTGAAAGGCGTCAATGATGTCCTGCCTGTCGTCAACTTTCTGACCGCCTTTAATACATAGACATTCTAGTAGTTCACAGAGTACATCGACAGTGTCTGTAAAATTCACAAACAACACAACACTATGACCTTGCTCAACGTAGTCTTTTGCCATGTCGGCCATGTCTTTCGCTTTTAAAGACTCAGCAAGTTGTCTCGCACGAAGTAAATTTACTAACCCCCAATCACTGTCTTCAACAGTTCCATTCTCTAATAGGTTTGTAATTATTTCAGGAGTTACTCCGAAGTCACTGTAAGCCTTAGCAATTTTAGCAGCGGAACCGAAGGCTATAGGCTCTACGAAAACTCTGTTCTGTTTGAACGAATCAGGAAAGTCGTCCACCGTGAGACGCTTAACATTTTTGTTATACATGACCTTATTGAGATCACTGAGTTTGGTTTTACGGCGCAGCTCCCATGCGTTCCACTGGTTTTGTAAACAGCCGTATTGCATCATCCAACTGAACCAGCTCTTGAGACCGTCTGATGCTTTGTTAAGATTATGTAACCCTAATGCGAAACCAATTGGTCTCATCTCAGTAGGGTCTTCCGCAGCGGTCGCGGACATCGCATGAATTGAATAGCCTTGTGTAACGAGTGATACTAACAACTGCGCGTTCTGAGTATATGGCCCCTTACATTTGTGGACCTCGTCTACCAGCACCAGCGTATCGGACGGTAGGTTCCACGTCATTATCTTCTTACCGCGCTTAGACATCCACTCTGTTTTACCAGTCCTGATCTTTTCGTAGTTAAGAACGAAGAGTGGTTCTATACCAGTCTCTTTGAGTTCACGCTCCCATGATGGAATCACTGCCTTCGGGCATAAGACAGCAACGGGTCTCTTTAATACCTTAGCAAGGTGCGCGGCTACTACCGTCTTACCAGTCCCGACATGGCTCGTGTCGAGTGAGTTTAAATCTAGCTTGTGTTTCGCTAAAAAGAAATCGAACGCCTCTTGCTGTTTTGGATATAGTGTCTTCATTTATTGTCTATACACAGACAAATAATTGAGACGGCTTACTATGTCCAGAAAAAGTTCAACTTTTTCTACTACCCCAAATATATCGGGCAATAAGGTAGGCATCGATCATACCATCATGTGGCGTCCGGCAGCGTTTATTAGCTAGCCAGTTCTCCGACGGCTCTAACTGGTTTGCTAGTTCCAAGGCAACTTCTTTAGTCCTACCTTTAGGAACTCTGCCCAACATGACCTTCTGCCACTTGTGAACGGACACGCGCATTATGTTTTCGTAATCATGGGACTCAGCCATCCCGACTAATTTACCAAACGAAATGGCCATTGACCGAACAGCTTGGCTACTCTTCGCGTGTGCGAGCGGTTCTTCTACCGCAAAGATAAACGGCGTGTTTAAATCCATTATCCATTGGTGAACTTTACGGATGTCAATTTCTTTCTTCTTCGACATCTGAAGAGTCGGCATCCTAATCTTATCAATGAGGCTACCGTCGAATTTAGATATAGCGCAAAGTCCGCCATCTAAGCCATTATCTACTCCGACGATCATTTAGATTTCTCAGGACAATATAGATTGTCACACTCGCCACCAGAAACAGGGTTGCTACAAGTCCCACACTCACGCTCCTCACTAAGCAAAGCCTTCGCAAGAATAGAGTAGTTCACGAGATCCTCACACGCGTCAT